CTTGAGGCCGAAGTGGCAGAGTGCCGGGCGGCAGTGGAGAAACAGACACCATATAAGCCGGAAAGTTACAGTTTCTTTGATGGAAAATGCAAGTGTGGTGCAATTTTTTTGGACAGGTTAATGAGATATTGTGCAAATTGCGGACAGAGATTGAATTGGGAGGAATGACATGGAGCGTTTAACAGAGAAAATAACAAACAAGGAAACAGGAGAGATACTGGCATACAGGCTGAAATCTGCATCGGCGGTAGACCATATCAAAGCATGCCGAAAACTTGGCGAATTAGAGGATGCAGAGGAGCAGGGGCGGCTGTTTGTGTTGCCGTGCAAGGTGGGGGATGATGTTTATTTCATTCCAAGCAAAGTAAATTACAAACTGAATATTTTAAACGAGCATGAGGAAAACAACAGAATTTACCATCAAAAAATAGTGCGTATTACATTTACACGAAATGAATGGTATGTGGAATGTGATAAGGATCTTGATTACGGCACAGGCAGAGTGCATATCCAACAGCATTTTGGAGAAACGTGGTTTCTGACTGAGGAAGAAGCCGAAGCGGCACTTGAGAGGATGAAGGGAGAGCGGAATGAGTGATCTGATAAGTAGAAATGCGTTGATAAATGCACTGGAATTCCATTGTGAGGATACGTGTAAACCGAATACAATCGGTGGTATAGTCACAGGGACAGTCAGAGACTGCATAAAAATTGTAAGTGCACAGCCCACTATAGAAGCTGTTCCTGTGGTACATGGGGAGTGGAAACAATGTTTTGAAGATTGGAGAATGCAGATAGTAGGCGATGAATGTTCTGCTTGTGGATTTCAGCATTATGGGTCAAGCATAAATCATTATAACTTCTGCCCAAACTGCGGAGCAAAGATGAAAGGAGAAGAACATGAACGAAGCAAATGATATCATGATTACAATAAGTCTTTATTTTGAGGTACGCGATTCCGAAGCATATGGTGGCAAGGGGAGTATTGGATATGTCAGTACAAATGTTGATTTTAAAGCATCAGCATTAGCAAAGGTAGATTTTACAAAATTTACAGAAGCACAGAAACAGGGCGTTGCAAAAATGCTCAAAGTAGACGAGGAAAAAGTTCTTATAATTTCAAGAGGTTATTATGAAAATGAAACTGAGGATGAAGATGAGGAAGAAATATGGAGTTTGTGAAAGGAGCAGATATGAAAAGACACCAATTTAAGTATATAAAAGGGTGGTTTGTATTTCCTTTGGCAATAAGTATATCTAGGAGAATGGAATTGCTTTATGCTCCCATAGCCATATCAGTACATTTTATGTGGTGGCACTATCAGTATACTTTCCCCGAAAGGAGCAGATATGCAAGGAATTGATAAAGCCATAAAAATATTAAAAGAGGAGTATGAAAAGGCACAGAAACTTGAATTCGTTAACTTCCGGAACCATACATACCGAAGGGAGAGTAATAAGGATCTTTTGTACATTGAAAATTGAATATTGACGGTTGGGCATGATTGTCGATTCTTCCCGACATTTGTCGATGGATGTGGTTTGTTAGTATACAATATGAGTGGTATAATATCTGTATTACTATAGAAAGGGGATTTGTAATGAAAATAATTTTATCACAACCTGTAAAAATTGCAGGAGAGCCGGATATTCACAGGGTGTCGAAAGAGTACACAAGTGACATTGTACCGGTGGTTGGAATTGAAGTTGAAGATCCACTGTGGAAAGATCCGGGAGGATACAAAATAACTGGTTACTCTATTAGCTATTACGAAGATGCTTACTATGTTGGAATAGAGCAATACGATGAAGAGATTCGTTTTTCACAAAAAGAAGAGTTTGCAAATATGGCAAAACTTCATGGGTGGAAAGCAAGCTGGGACTTTAGATAATGGATAAATACTTACCAACCGTCAATATTCGGCGGTTGGTATTTTGTACTCAATATCTTTTTCTTGAAACATGAAAGAAGAATGTGATATATTTTATTTAATCATAAGAGCGGAGGTGTTCACATGGATATTAGCCAGATTATACACAAAGTAAATATTATTTTATTAAACTGTAATGACAAAGCATTGCAAGAAGAGTATATAACGAGGCGGTTGTTGAATGAGGAAATAAAAGTTCTTGAAAGCGCAATGGAGCAGTATGGTAAAGATTACGGAAGTGATTTTGCCGAGTGGGAAAAAGAGCTCAGGAAAAATGAGAGAGATGAACTTTTTGAGATCAAGTAATAGACATATTATCATGCATGGTGTTATAATGTTGCCAATAGGATATACAATTCAGCGCCATTTGAGCCGATGAGCAGAGAAATCTGCCGCCGGCTCTTTTTATTTTGCCAGAAGGGAAGTGAGATAGTGAATATAAACAATACCATGAAGAAGTTACAGAAGGCAATATTACAGACGGGCCTTGCTATAATAATTAGTCGTAGTCAGTTTTATTCTGCAGAGCAGAACAGATTCATACCTATTATCTCACTATCCACAAAAGTATATCATTACTATCCGAGATTAGGGGTATGGAAGGACCAGACGTTTGAGATTATAAGGACATCGTCCCAGGTGGAGGCGTTGCTCTGTATGGTGGATATACATAAGGCGGTGAGTGCATGAACGACAAGCAGAGAGCGTTTGCTGATTATTACATAGAGACAGGGAATGCGACTCAATCTTATATCAAAGCTGGCTATAGTGAGAAAGGTGCAAATAGAAGTGCAAATAAATTGCTGTCAAATGCTGACATTGCGGCATATATAGCCGAAAGAGTGCGCCCTACAGAGCAGAAACGTATTGCCACTGGTGATGAGGTAATGGAGTTCTTTACAGCTGTTATGAAAGGAGAGATTAAAGATGCCTTTGATCTTCCGCCTTCATTACAAGACAGACTTAATGCGGCAAAGGAGTTGGCAAAAAGAACTGTTGATATCGGCAACAAGGAAGAATATGAAAAAGATAACTTCATGGATGCCTTAAAAGAGCAATTGCCGGAAGTTATGGAGAAAGCGGGGGAGATTGTTGAAACGTAAAGCATTGTTTAAATTCAGTCCCTTTTCGCTAAAACAAAAGCTTGTCCTGACATGGTGGGTGGAGGGTTCGCCTTATGCAGATAAAGATGGCATCATATGTGACGGGTCGATCAGATCCGGCAAAACCACAGTCATGTCCTTATCCTTTGTCATGTGGGCAATGGAGATGTTTAACGGAGAAAACTTTGCGCTTTGTGGAAAAACCATTCAATCCCTGCGCCGTAATGTGATTAAGCAACTGAAATTGATGTTGAAATCAAGAGGGTATGAGGTGATTGAACACCGCTCTGAAAATTCCATGACAATCCGATTGGGAGAAGTTGAAAATGAGTTCTATCTGTTCGGCGGTAAAGATGAAGGATCCCAAGACCTTATACAGGGCATTACTCTTGCCGGAGTGTTTTTTGATGAGGTAGCACTGATGCCGGAATCTTTTGTCAATCAGGCAACAGGTCGTTGTTCTGTGGATGGTTCAAAGTTCTGGTTTAACTGTAACCCGGAAGGGCCTGATCATTTCATAAAAAAAGAATGGATTGACAAGCTGACAGAGAAGAATCTGATCCGTATTCATTTTACAATGCGAGACAATCCATCGCTGGCACTACATATCATTGAACGATACGAGAGGATGTACAAGGGCGTATTCTATGATCGCTTCATTCGAGGACTGTGGGTCCTGGCATCAGGCATTATCTTTCGATACTTTGCAGAGAATGACGAGCCATATTTGTTTGAGGATTCATATATCTTTGATGATAAAGGAAAACTTAAAGTATCATTCAGCAAGATCACAATGGGGATCGACTTTGGCGGCAATGGTTCCAAGACAACATTTTATTTGATGGGATATCTGAACCGGTACAGATATTTTCGGGGATTGGAGGAGGATGGACTACCGGTAACAGAGGATATTGATGCAAAGGCAATATGTGATAAGTTTATCGAGTTCTACCGTATGGCAATCGAGAGGTATGGCCGTGTGGATTGGATATTCCCGGATAGTGCCAGCACGACTATGATAAACAGCCTGAGAGCTGCAGCAAGGGAAGCGGGATTGCCCTACAGAAATATTAAAGGTTGTCGAAAGAATGAGATCGCAGACCGTCCAAAGATAATTGATCTGCTGTTCAATTCAGGCAGATTAAAGATAAATAAGCGGTGCACTCAGACGAGAAAAGCAATTGCCTCTCTCCGTTGGGATGAGGACCATCCGGATATTCCGGAAGATAAGAATATTGGTAACTGTAATGACTGGTGGGATGCATTCTGCTACTGCCTGTTGGATTTCATAGAATTTATAGGCCTTGACAGATAGGGGGATACAATGAAAGAGTGTGTAAAAGCGTATTTAGAAAAGAAGGGATATACAGTAAATGGAAATGCATTGAGCATCATTAAGCTGTGTGATGATTGGTATGCAAATCGTCTTATCGATGATTTCCACAAAAGAAAGAATTTGAACGGTGTGGAATATGAACTCAGCCGAATGAACTTTGCAAAAAGATGTTGCGCTGATGATGCAAATCTATGTGAGGTGGTATCTGTAGCACCAGAGAAAGAGAGTAGTTCTCAGGAATTCATTAACCAGCTACTTGAAAGAAATCGGTTTGATGTCCAGTACCGCAAACAGCTTGAAAAGACTTCTGCAGATGGAACAACCGGAGCCTACATTTACCTGCAGGATGCTACATACATACAGAATGGAGCCGGTGAAACATCTGTTAAGGGAGGGAAAGTCTGCATTAACTATGTGGATGCAGATTGCATCATTCCCTTGACAGTAGAGAAAGAATTGGTAACAGAATGCGCCTTTGCTGCTACTAATATTGCTAAGGGCAAGGAAAAGACCACTCTGGTGATCTTTACAAAGAGCAAGGCCGGTGACACAGTTCTGTATAGCGCAGAGACAGTTGTGTTTAATGAGCATGGAAAAGAAATCAGTGAAGAATCATCCACAATTCAGTTGGGTGATGTCAAGCCATTCGCAATCTTATCCAATGCAGAAGTGAACAACTTGGATGATATGGAAGGTTATGGCCTTCCAAAGATATACAACTCTATTCCAATGTTCAAGGCCGTGGATCTGTGCTACAACCTTCTTTATGGTGATTTGGGGAAGGGGGATAAACTGGTATTCCTTAATGAATTACTGGCTTGCATTCAACACGACAAGGACGGCAAACCATACCTGACACCACAGCAGAAAGAAATATTCATTTTACTTGGACAAGATGGAGGAAAGCTACCGGATGAAAAGACTCTTGTGCAGGAATATACCCCAGAGATCCGCATTGAGCAGATAACCAAGGCATTTGAATTGGTATTGTCTTTGCTGTCCATGTCCTTTGGTTACGGCACCAAGAAATACACCTTCGAGAATGGCAGAATAACTACAGCAACAGAGTACATTGGTACAAAGCAGGATTCTATGCAGGAGCTTAACAAGCAGAGAAAACAGGCTTCTGATTATATTACGGATATTGTTCATGCTGCTATGTGGTTCAGCAACCAGTTCTCCGGTACCAGTTACGATGTGGCAGAGCCGTTGTTAATTGAGTTTGACGATTCTTATATCACAGATAAAGAGACTGAATTGGAACGTAAGCGGAATGATGCACAGTCTTTTGATATTCCGCAGTTGACTGTATGGTATTTGATGGAGGCGTATAATATTTCCGAGGAACAAGCCTGGGCAATGGTTCAGCAGAAGAAAGAGCCGGATCCAGATGACGACACAACCGATTAAGGAGAATCTATGTCATTAACTGATCAGCAATTAGAAATTGTATCGGAAGCTATTGAGCCTCTTTTTCAGTATTTGGAGAAAGAGGTTATAGTTGATGTTGCAAGGAGAATAAAAAAGACACTTACATATTCCCGGACAGCTGAATTGCAGGCCATGTCTATGCGTGAACTGGGATACAGCCCCGCGAAGATACGCAGTGAGGCAATGAAGATTTTAAATGCAGATCCGGAATTTCGCAAGGCCGTGGCCAAGAACACCTTGGAATATAAGAGAGAGGTACGCGACATCATCAATAGCATTACAACAGAAGCATACAAGGCAAATGATGAGATCGTGTCTAATGCCGGTACTATGTCATGGATAAATGATCTCTCTGTTTGGAAGGATGCGGGAAAGGAACTGACAGACAATTCGTTCTTGCATCAGCTTTTGGAGGCATTTGCGGCACAAACATCAGGGGAACTGAAAAACATGACACGGACCACCGGGTTCAAGACCATGAGCGGATATGAGGCGGTTGAGAGTTTATACAAGAAAGAACTGGACAAAGCAGTGATCAAGGTTTGTTCCGGTACATTTTCTAGGGATAAGGTCCTGCGTGATATGGTACACGAGTTGGCAAATAGCGGACTGCGGTCTATTGATTTTTCGTCTGGGTATTCTATGCAGCTGGATACAGCGGCGAGAGTTGCACTTCGGACAGGATGCCACCAGTTGGCAGGAAAAGTGATGGATAAGAATATAGAGCAGTCAGGCGAGAATCTTGTATATGTCTCTAAACACTGGGGAGCGCGTAATACCGGAACGGGCCATGCAAATCATGAACAGTGGCAAGGCAAAGTGTATTTTATTAAAGAGGGGCGCGATTATAGTGCAGAGGCGCAAAGAATCGGACAGGACCAAATAAGTAGCCTATATTACGCTACCGGTTATAGCGTGGATGGATCCTGTGCAAATGATCCTTTGGGGTTAAATGGTTATAACTGCAGGCACAGCCATCATCCCTGGTTTGTGGGAGTCTCTGAATTCCCTAAGGAGTCCCCGGAACCGGCCCCTGTAACCGTAGACGGAAAAACATATGATTACTATGCCATGACACAGAAAATGCGGTCTATGGAGCGCTCTGTCAGAGCCTTAAAGAGAGAAAAAGAAGCCCTTAATGCACTTGGCATGGATGTGAGAGAAATAGATGCCCAAATAAGCCGTAAAAAGCGTGAGTATCATGAGTTTTGTAGGACATGTGGTATCAGTCCGAAGAATAA